AGTTTGCATACTCTCCCGCTCCATTGGCCATATAATCAGAGACCCTTTCTTCAAGACCGAGAGCCGCGTACCGACGATGCGGGTGGCCGGCTGGGTGCTCCTGCCAAGTTGAGCGAACTATCAACTGCGCAGGATCGAGAGTGACGTTTGACACGACGCCGGTGCTGGTCAAGTGGATGAGATGCCCAAGGAAGCGGGGGGGATCCTCCTCAGTCACGTTGAACACGCGCGCGTCAAGAATCGCCGCAGCGTATCTCTGTCGTTCATCTCTGGTCTTGAAATGGGGTAGTGTGTCATCACCCATATTCAGCATATTGGCGATGGCTTCCTCCCTCGTGGACCAAACTTTGCCAAGGTCAATGCCGATGAACATGGCGTAGGCGGTGGCTACTATCTTCCCGAATATGTCTGTCCACGGCCAGCCTGATGGGTTGCCAATGTACGTGTCGGTGTACTGGTACACGTGGAGCAGGTTCTCGAGATCCACATTGAAGCCTATCAACTTGTGTCCTGAAATGTAGTCCGAGATGTCAGCGGCCCAGTTGCCCCAGACCTGCATGAAGGCGTCGAGGAAGGTTTTCGGGATGGTGCCATCATAGCTCTCGAAATCGAATGCGTAGATGTACCTGCCTCGAAGCTTGTTCAGGATATCCTCTCTGCCAGTATGGTGCCAGAGGGCAGCCATCCAAGGCACTTTGGGTAATGTCGTGTGGAAGACGTCGGACCATAGCTTTAGCGGCGCGGCGGCCCAGAGTCCATTGTTGACGATGGCTCGCGTCCGAGAGCTGTAGATCGGATGGCCGTGTACCTCGCCCACAGTTTCTGGAACAGCAAGCACAACCGTGTTGGTCGAAGGTTGAAAAACAGAGCGCCCCTCGACCGACGTTCGCAGAGTGCCGCCAGCAAGATCCGGTTCCGCTCTGATTTTGATATTTTCCTGGCTTCTCTTCCCTTGGACAGATTGGTTCTCTTTGAGTCTTTTGGAAATCTCGGCAGCATCAATAGCCTCCAACATATATTGCATTTTGATTGCGGGACCAGACGACTCGAAAGTTGGATAGCCTGGATTCGACTTGGCATTCACCCAACCCGCAACGTTAGGCATCGACCTGAGCTGGATCAGCATCTCTTGCAAGCA